TTTCTCCCCAACAGGGCTTTGAATTGCTGAATGTTGAAAATTCATAATATACAATCTTTATTTCTGCGGGCAAAACTGCCTGGATTCATCAAATTTTGGTGTCCAACTTTTTGTCCGCAGACCCGAACGAGGTAAACACTATGTGGCACGAAGGCACGATTCTGGCACCGACCAAGGAAGGCAAGACGGTGGTTCACTACTGGGCAAAGGTCTACGACGAGGGCAGCCAGTACGGCATCAACGAGGGCAGAATCAGTAAACTGACACTCAAGGAGAATGGCAAGGTCATCTACAACTACGACAGAGGCGAGGATGTACCCGAGCAGAACGAGGCTGCGAAGATTGCCCTTGCGATCCTGATGTACGAGTACAAGTAAATAGAACGGTCGGTGGGCGGTAGCATTAAGCCGCCCATCCAAACCAAGACGGACACACATATAAATTCAAGGTGGATATACATAGGAGAGGCTTGCAGCACGCAGGCCTTTTCTTTATGCAGATTTTTTGAGAAAAGGAGTGATGCGGATGGCTCAGAGAGGCAGAAAACCGACGCCGACAGCAATCAAGGAACTGGAAGGCAATCCCGGAAAACGACCGCTGAATGATGCAGAGCCGAAGCCGGAACGCAAGGCACCGCCCTGTCCGAAGTGGCTGGAGCCCGAAGCAAAAAAGGAATGGCGCAGGCTTTCAAAGCAATTGGAACAGATCGGTGTGCTGACCGAAGTCGATCAGGCGGCGTTCGCATCCTATTGTCAGGCATATGCCAGATGGAAGGAAGCCGAGGAATTCATGACACAGCACGGCACGATCGTGAAAACGAAATCCGGCTACTGGCAGCAGGTACCGCAGGTATCTATCGCACAGACATATCTGAAAATTATGAACAAGATCGCAGAGCAGTTTGGCCTGACCCCAGCGGCAAGAAGCCGTATCACTGCCGGTGCAGATATGAAAAACGCTGCTGTTGACGATATGGATGAACTTCTCGGAGGTGGCTGATGGCAAGAACAGCGAAAGCAAGAGAAAGACCTGCGAATTATCCGAAACTGAAAGACTATCAGCCGACACGCTTCATGCTGCCGGAATCGCACTACGATGCGGCAAAGGCTGACCGAGCTGTGCGGTTCATCGAGAATCTCTGCCATACCAAAGGACGCTGGGCAGGAAAGCCGTTCTGGTTGCTGCCGTGGCAGGAACAGATCATCCGGGATATTTTCGGCATCGTCAAAGAGGATGATACCCGCCAATTCCGCACAGCTTATGTCGAAATTCCAAAGAAAAATGGGAAGCAGCTTGCACTGGATACACCGATCCCGACTCCGCAGGGATTCACCAATATGGGAGATCTGAAGGTCGGAGATACAGTATTCGATGAAAACGGCATTCCGTGCCATGTGGTTGCGAAAAGTCCTGTGGATGATACAGAGCAAGCCTACAAGCTGACCTTCAAGGACGGCACCTCGATCATTGCCGGGGAAAGGCATCTGTGGAACTGTCAGTATATTTACGGCAAACGCAAGGATGTTCTCTGGACGACCGGCGAGATCTATCGCAGGACAACGGAATACAGACAGCGTTTTTCCGACAGACCACAGACAAAGCGGGATTCCCTTATCCGAATTCCGGTGTGCGGTGTCCTTCAGACAAAAACGGCAGATTTACCGATTGAGCCGTATCTGTACGGCTATTGGCTTGGAAACGGAAACGCAGTCAAACCGGAAATCACAGTCCGAACGGAGGATGTCGATGACATCATCTCTTATATTCCGTATAAGGTACACAACCGTTATCCGCAGAAATGCGGCGGCAGTGAGATCATAAAGTACAATGAACTGAAAGCAGTACTACTTGACAGCTTCCGTGAAAAGAAGATCCGACCAGAATATCTGAGGGCATCCGCAGAGCAGAGATGGGCATTACTGCAAGGGCTTATGGATTCGGACGGATGTATTAGTGAACGCAAAGGGCAAAGTGTGTATGTCACAACGCTGCGTGATCTGGCGCTTTCCGTCAGAGAACTGCTGTGGTCACTCGGCATCAAAAATGCAGTGAAATGTGAGTCTTCTACACGGCATGGGTGGCCGACCGGCGAGATTTTGTATATCGTCCGTTTTACAACCTTTGATGACCAACCGACATCAAGGCTTAAACGCAAAAATACACGCACACAGGCGCGGTTAAAGGAAACTCGCTCCTGTTTTCATTATCTGCTGGATATTCAACCTGTAAATCATCCTGTAAAAATGCAGTGCATTCAGGTGGACAGTCCGAGTCACCAATATCTCGCAGGACCGTCATTTGTGCCTACGCACAACAGTGAGCTTGCAGCGGCAATTGCACTGTATCTGCTCTACGCCGACAACGAGCCGTCTGCTGAGGTCTACGGCGCTGCTGCTGATCGTGGGCAGGCATCCATTGTATTCGATGTCGCCAAAAGAATGGTTGAGATGACACCGGCACTTCTGAAACGCTCCAAGATCATGGCGGCTACAAAGCGTCTGGTCAATTACAGCAATGTTGGCTTTTATCAGGTGCTTTCAGCGGAAGTCGGTACAAAGCACGGATTGAATGTATCCGGTCTGGTTTTGGATGAACTTCATGCCCAACCGAACCGCAGCCTTGTGGATGTTCTCACAAAGGGTTCCGGTGATGCCCGTACTCAGCCGCTGTACTTCCTGATCACAACCGCCGGAACGGATCGCAACAGCATCTGCTACGAGTATCACACGAAAGCAAAAGATATTCTGGACGGCAGGCGCATTGATCCGTCCTTCTATCCTGTGATCTACGGCTTGAACGATGATGACGACTGGAACGCAGAGGAGTCATGGTATAAGGCAAATCCCTCGCTCGGATACACTATCGCCATCGACCGAGTGCGTGACGCTCACCGAGAAGCCCTTACAAATCCCGCTGAAGAAAATGTATTCCGTCAGCTGAGGCTTGACCAGTGGGTAGGCAGTGCGGTGGCATGGATTCCGGAGCATATCTACGACAGGGGCAATCTTCCGATCGACCTCGAAAAGCTCCGGGGACGGGAGTGCTACGCAGGTCTTGACCTATCCAGCACATCGGATATCACGGCATTTGTGCTGGTGTTCCCTCCGCTGCATGACGGCGAGAAATACATCGTTGTACCCCACTTCTGGCTGCCGAGAGAAACACTTGACCTTCGAGTGCGGCGAGACCATGTTCCTTACGATGTATGGGAGCGCATGGGGCTGTTCCATATCACCGAGGGCAATGTGGTGGACTACAATTTCGTGCGGAAAACGATCAACGAGCTGCACACCATGTACAATATCAAGGAAATCGCAGCCGATCGATGGAATGCTACGCAGCTGATCACAGACCTTGAGGGTGACGGCTTTACCGTTGTCCCAATCGGCATGGGCTTCAAGGATATGTCGCCACCGATGAAGGAGCTGTACAAGCTTATACTCGAAGGGCAGTTTATCCACGGCGGCAACCCTGTACTCCGCTGGATGGCTGGAAATGTGGTGGCTGAGATCGATGCTGCGGAAAACATCAAACCGAGTAAAAAGAAAAGTACAGAGAAAATCGATGGCATCGTGGCATGGATCATGGCACTTGACAGAGTGATCCGCCATGAAATGCAGGGCAGTGTCTATGACGAACCCGACCACGAGCTTGTGGTCATCTGATGGGAGGTAATGTTTATGGGCTTTTTGAGCTGGCTTGGCATCAGCAAGCCGAGAGATGCACCGATGCTTCCGAATATTCAGGACAATGTCCGGGATTCAGGAAACCTGTTCGTTTTCGGTATGACGCACAGCGGAGAGCGTGTTGACGAGCGAACGGCAATGCAGATCGTTACCGTATACGCCTGCGTGAGGCTGCTCTCCAATACGATTGCTGGACTGCCGCTGCACCTTTACAGATACACCGGACAGGGCGAGGATAAGGAATTAGCCATTGACCATCCGCTGTACAAAATACTCTATCGGCAGCCGAATCCCGAAATGAGTTCATTCTCGTTCTGGGAAGCACTCATGTGCCACCTTTTACTATGGGGCAACGCCTATGCACAGATTGTCCGGGACGGCAAAAACGGCATCCTCGGTCTCTATCCCCTGCTTCCCGAAAATGTCGAGATCGACCGTGATCCGAAATCCGGCGACCTGATCTACACTTACCACGCCTACACCGACGAAAAGCCCGGTGAGCATGACAAGGATATTATCTTCCGCAGGGATGAAATCTTACACATCCCCGGTCTGGGATTCAATGGACTGGTCGGTTTCTCACCGATAGCGATGATGAAAAATGCACTCGGTGCGGTCATGGCAGTAGAGCGATACGGCAGCGCCTTCTTCAAAAACGGAGCGCAGCCTGCCGGAGTTCTCGAACATCCGGGCGTGCTGAAGGATCCGCAGAAGATCCGCGACAACTGGACAAAGGCATACGGCGGCGCACGGAACGCACACCGCATCGCAGTCCTCGAAGAAGGAATGCAGTATAAGCCGATCTCCCTGCCGCCGGAGGATTCGCAGTTCCTTTCGACCCGCGAATTTGATGTTGAGGAGATCTGCCGTATGTTTCAGGTGCCGCCGCATCTGGTACAGGATCTGAAACGCAGCACCTTCAATAACATCGAGCATCAGGGTATTGCATTTGTGCAGTATTCGCTCATGCCGTGGATCATTCGCATCGAAAAGGGCATCATGAAAGATTTGCTGCTTGAAGAGGAACAGGATGTATATTTTCCGAAGTTCAATGTGGACGGTCTCATGCGAGGAGATTATCAGAGCCGCATGAACGCCTATGCCATCGGTGTGGGTAACGGCTTTATGTCGCCCAACGATGTGCGCCGTCTGGAAAATATGGATCTGATCCCTGATGAACAGGGCGGTAACGACTACTACCTGAACGGCTCGTATAACAAGCTGGAGGATGCAGGTGCGGCATATGCTCTGAATCAGCCGCAGGAACAGCCGGATACAGATGAACAGGATGAGCCGGATGAGAACCCGGATGAGGAAACCGATGACAGATTCCTGCGGAAGAAACACAGGAAGAAATACAAGAATGGGGGTATGTAAATGGAAAAGTTCTGGAACTGGATTCACGATGACAGCGGCGGCAGAGTCCTTCGGCTCGAAGGTCCTATCGACTCGGAGAGCTTCTGGGGGGATGAGATCACGCCTCAGTCGTTCCGTGATGAACTGTATGCCGAGGAAGGCGACATTACACTTTGGCTGAATAGTCCAGGCGGGAATGTGTTCGCCGCTGCCGAGATTTACACGATGATTCGTGATTATCCGCACAAGGTGACTGTAAAAATCGCAAGCATCGCAGCATCGGCGGCAAGCGTGATCGCAATGGCTGGCAACACCGTGGAGATGTCTCCGACGGCTTTGCTGATGGTGCATGATCCCAGCACAATTGCAATGGGTAATGCGCGTGATATGGAGAAAGCCATCGCAACGCTGAACGAAGTCAAGGAGAGCATTATCAACGCATATATGGCGAAAACCGGGCTTTCGCATAACCGCATCAGCAAGCTCATGAGCGATGAGACATGGCTGAATGCAAGAAAGGCGGTGGAGCTTGGCTTTGCCGATAAGATTCTCTTTGACGAAAAGCCTGAACCGGAAAAAGAGGAAGAAAACAATCCTGAAAAGCCCGACGAGGAAGGCGGTGACGAGGACGGGGATGAAAAGAAGGAAACAGAAAAGAAGCCGTTCAAGCTGAAATCCGGCGATGCCCTTTGGCAGTACAGTACCCGTATCATGGGGCAGACCATCTTGGGAAAGATCACCGCTTCCGCAGCACACGAAGGCACAGAGCCGCCCGATGACGGCAAGGCAGATGATGCCAAGAAACCTTCCGAGGAAGGGCTGACGGATACAGCACCGACTGTGACCGTCCCTGTGATCGGCATGGACGGTGCCCCCTTCCCGGTAAAATAGACACGAAAAAGCACACAAAAGTCGAATGAATCGCCGGATTGCTCCGGTATGCTCATGCGACATTTTGCCGATTCAACTGTCGGGCATACTCCATCGGGGATAACCAGCCAATGGAAGAATGAGGACGCACTGGATTGTAAAATCCTTCAATGTACCGAAAAATTGAATTTTGCGCCTGCCGACGGGTTGCGTAGCTGGTCAGATATACCAATTCACACTTGAGGCAGCTGAAGAAATTTTCCGCCACCGCATTGTCG